TCTTCGAATCTGCAACATTAATAACTGTGTCGGTTGCATGGAATGTCTCCGCTACCTCTGGTAGTTTCTGAATGTACTGCCGCTCTACACTAAAGCCTACCCCTGTTCCGCATAGCAAGACGTACATCAGTTCGTCAAAGGCTTTGGGGTGGTCTATCGGTAAGTAGCTGCAGTTAAATCCTGCGACGTTGTCGCGCTCCAGTGCCTCGCCTGCGGTCATCAACGCTCGCATAGAGGGCATGACTTCAAGATCGTGAATAGCTTTGTACAACTCTGATACGTCAGGGTCTTCGAGGTGTCCTCTGTCCACCCAGAAGTTGAGGTAACGGTTTACTGTTTCTTCCCAAGTTTCACGGCGGCTTTCTTCTGGCAGGTATCGTGCGTACCGTGACTTGTGGATGTATTGCTGGTATGCGTCCATCTATTCTGTTACTCCTTCTGTGACCCCTAATGTTTCATTAAGTATTGCGTGTGCGCTCATGTGAAGTAGCATAAACACGCCGTCAGGATACTGTTCGTTAGAGGCTACTTCGAACACTCCTCCGTCTTCGTACATCAAAACGATTGCCTTTACGTCCCTGCCCGCTTCTGCATAGTCTGCTGCTTTTATAGCAAAGGCCGCTAAAAACTCAGTAGTGGGTATGCCCTCCTTTTCCTCTTTCTTTTTACCAAAGTCTCCCTCTATGACTTTCATAAGGCAATCTCCTTGATGAGCCAATCCAGATAGACCCTAGCCTTTCGGAGATCCTCGACCCCGTTCTTATACTCGTAGCGCCAAAGATACTTCAGGCAGTTTCCCTTGAGGTATCCTTTGTATTCTTGTGGGTGCATGGACGCTTTGATTGCTTCGATAGCTTCGATAGCGCCCTTGTTGTAGTGATCGGGTTGGGTCACAGGATTGTGTGTATCTTCTGGGTGGAACAGTTTACCTACGGCTGTCTTGCTTGCTTTGTTCCACTCTTCAGGTGTTGCGTTATCAATACTCATAGGTTTCTTCCTCTAAGTCCTCTTGAAATTCGTCGAGTCTGCGTATAAGTTTGTCCTCAAACCTGTCTAGTATTTCTTCAGAGGAAATCTGTAGTGCTTCTAAAAGATCGTCAGGATCGTATAGGCGCAGGAGTCTCTCTTTAATTTCTTCTAGTGTCAGAGACATAATCGACCAACTCCTTAAGCGTATCTAAATTGTACCATAGGATGTTGTGCTTATCACACCACTGTGCCATTGTCAGCTTAGTACTTTTGTTTACTTTCTGGTTGGGCTTCATAAGTATGAAGATAAGTTCTTGATCGCCTCCAATGCAGTTAGCGATTGAGCGATACTTTTGGGTGTCTCCTGCTCTGAAGTATCCTTTACATTCGATGAGGTACGTTCGTCCGTTGAGTTCATATACAAAATCAGGGGTGTACTTTCTTTCGATTCTGTACGGGACTTGGTACGGCTCGTAGTCAAAACCAAATGGTTGTAGCTGCGTTGCGACATCTTTTTCAAACTCCGATCTAAAGTTACCTAGCTTAGATTTCCGCGACCTTCGGCTCATTGACCACCTCTGTTAAATATCTAGGGCCACTTGAGTACAGGAATGTTCTTATCCCAGACCAGCAAGTGTGCTTGTAAGGGCAGTACGAACACCCGACAGCTAGCTTCATGTTACCGCTCTTACCGTCTGCAACTGGTGCATAACAGTGCTTAGGCGGCTCCTCTTGTTGTACTACTTCTCGTATATGGTCTATACGTTTTTCTATGTCGTACCCGATCCAATCATGCACAGGCGCTTGTGTGTCATTAGAGTCATACATGAGGTACGCCAGATGTCCGTTCTGTTTGTCCATAGCTAACCAACCAAAACGACTGTCTCCTCCTTCTGAGTGTGCGTAACCCTTAATCTGAGCAACGTAACCAAACGGATCGTCGAAAGCCAAACTCCCATCTTTGAATTTCTTAAATCCAAAACTTGAAACAGACTTAACATCAGTGACAATACCATCAATTTTGCAATCCATAGATCCTGTAATGCCATTAACTTCACACTTCTTCTGTTCATCAGTCACCTCGTGGCCTGCCAACTTAGTAAGGAACAGCAGCATCTCTTCAATTAGGTGTCCGTACATAAACTTGACATACGTGTTAGGGGTCATCTCCTCCTGCACATCCGGGTTGTTCACTACGTTCCATAGGTATCGGTCGTCACGCCCGATGTTAGACATTCGCAGTGTCCTGCCGTCACGCTTCTCAGTGAACAGGTTGAACATGAGGCGCTTACAGTTTTCCCCAAACTGTTCGATCTCATCGTGGAGATCCACTCCTTCTGCTGGTGTCTTCTCAGAAACAACTTTGTAGATGTCGTCTACTAACGTGTAAATACTCATGTCTTTTCCTTAGTGTGTTTCGGCCCACGTTTGTCCGACTCTGTATTCTCCGTCGAGCGGACACCTGAGTTCAAAAGAAACGCCAGCCGCCTTGATGCACTCGACTGCGAGCCAGCCAAATTTCTCTGCTTGTTCAGCAACCACCTCCGATTGTATCTCGTCATGTACGTTCCCCACAAACTTATAATCAAAGCCGTTCTTTCGTGCGTAGTCGTCCAATAATATCAGAGCTTTCTTCATAACGATAGCGCCTGCCGCCTGAAGTAATGTGTTTAATGCACTATGTCTGGATCTGACCCAGAGCTTTCTTCTGTCGAGTCCGACGAGGAAACCTTTATTGTCAACTTGCGATCCAACTCGCTCTCGTAGAGTTTCAAGAGAAGGTGTGTTTCGTAGAAAGCGTGTCCTAAGTTCATTGCCATCTCCCGCAGTTCCTCCGACGATGCTTCCAATCTTAGCGTCTCCTGCTCCGTAGAGGAAAGCATAGATGAAAGTCTTTGCCTGAGATCTTGTTGCAAGCCCTGCAGCAGTTTGATTTCTGGTGTGAATATCTTCTCTAAGTAAGACATCGGTAAATTCCTTGTCGTTCATGTAGTGAGCGAGCATCCGTAGTTCTAAACCGCTGGCGTCAACACCGACCAGCTTCTGTCCTTCTGGCACAATCCAACAGTCACGACATTCCTTGCCAAACTGTGAGTTGACTGAAGGAACCTGTGCCATGTTGGGACTCTGGTGTGTCATGCGTCCTGTGATTGCGCCGTTGGTGGTAACCCTTCCGTGTACCCGCCCGTCGTCTTGTACGTGTTCGATCCATGAAGACACCTGCGCGTATCTCTTCTGGAGCAAGAGGTATTCAAGAACGAGTACAGCCTCTGGTATGTGTTTGTTTTCTTCCAGCGTTTTTTCATCCACCTGTGGCCTACCAGATGGGGTGCGTTCCGACCATACAGCACCCTTAGCTTCAAGTCTTTCTGCAACCTGTTGTCGAGAGCCCGGATTGAAAATAGTAACTTTGTCCTTGAGGCGTTTCCCTGTTTTCTCAGAGTATCTCTCCTCGACAATCGGCGGGAACACTTCTTGCAACTCTTCTTCAATAGCATACATGCGCTCCTTGAATCTAGCACACAGGGTGTGACAGAGGCGCTGATCTAGAAGCCATCCGTTGTTTACTTGCTCCTGTATGACCCACTGCACCTGATGTTCCAGATCAATACTATCCTCAGAGAACCCATGTAGTTCCGTCTGTAGTCTCTCGTACACTGCCTCTGTCAACTCAACGTCTCGAATACAGTACTGTACCATTTCATCTGACAGCCTCGACCAATCCTCGTGATCCCCTTTAGAAAAGCCCAGAGTGTTGCCCCAATTTCTCAGAGAGTGGCCCCCAGATTTACTTGGGTCAGCCAAGCGGGACAGAACTAGCGTATCCACAACCAAGCTGCGGTCAAAGCTATAAGAAAATAGGCGCTCAAGTACAGGAACATCGAAGCCAATTCCGTTGTGGAAAACCCAAGACGCGCCTTCCCTGTTTCTGGAGTACTCTTTAAATTGTTCTTCATTATATAGCACCTCGTTCTCTCCGTTGTTCCGACAGACCACGCACCATACAACGGTGGCGTCGAGGCCGTCCGTTTCAATATCACAAAAGACTAAGTTGTGGGTCTTCAATTTCTTCAAAGTCTAATTCCATGTAGTCTTTTTCTTTGATTGTTTTCTCACGGTGACAGTTTGCACACAGAATAATACAGTTCTCTATCTCTTTATGTATTCTGTCCCAACTATACCAGTGAGCCTTTGACATCTTAAAGTTTTTCTTTGATCTGTCTATATGGTCGTACTCTAGTGCCTCCGGTATTTCGTTGTAGCCACACACAGAACATCCGAGTTCTAGTTTGTGCGCTTGTATGAACTCTTTTTTTTCTTTGTGGTCAGTGCCTCTTGGCAAACCTAGAACTCAGTCTCTGGTGGAGACGGGTTTGGACATTCGTGTATTCTCCCTGTGTGCTTGTCGTACCGCAGCCAACAGGCGGGGCCAGTTTCTCCAGCGTAACGATTCTTGAGAATACGCACTGTCGTAGTGTTCCGGGTTTCTTCATCCTCGTGTTGCTGGTTTCTCTCCATGCCTATCACGATGTCAGACAACTGTGCGATGGACTGTGACCCACGCAAGTCCTGAAGGCTGATCCTGCCTCCGTCCTCGTGTGCTGTGCCAGAGCCTCGTCTCAGGTGAGACACAAGGAACAGGGTGATACCTGTCTCAGCCACCAGTGTACGTAACTTGGTCATAATCTCATCTATGGCCTTACGCTCATCGCCGTTCTCTTGAGAAGAAACAACGATTGATAAGTGGTCGAGGATGATATATCGGCAGTCGCAGGCCTTTGCCATGTGCCGTACTCTGCTGAGAAGCTCATCTGCTGACGTTGACCCCCAATGATCGAACAGATAGTATCTTCCAGACCCCATCGTTGATTCCCAGAACGGTCTAAGTGCATCCGCAGGAGTATCTTCCTCCAAATGGAGCCTTCTAGATGCCGCCACCGACATGATTCCCAGAGCTGTTGTTGCGACATCCTCCTCCAGTGCAAGTACACCAATGTTAGCTTCTGTCCGTTGTAGTAGGTCGTACTCAAGTTCTCTGATAAACTGGGATTTTCCCATACCACTGCCGCTTGTGATAGTGACAAGCTCATAGGGTCTGTGTCCTCTTGTGAGTTCATTTAGTCCGTCCCAAGGATAAGGTGTGCTTTGCACCTGACGCTTGTTAACTAGCGCCTCCCAAGTATCATTGCCCGCAACGATTCCATCCGGGCGGTACACTTTGGAGTCCCACCAAGCGTAGGTAAACTCTTGTATCTTGTTGGCAATCAGCATTTCGCCAGCGTCTTTCAACGGTAGCTTGCATATCTTCAGCTTGTTAGGGCTAAACAGATCCTTGACTTGTTCAACAGCCTTTTCTCCTGCCTTGTCTTGGTCAAAGCACAGGATGACGTTCTCGTAGTTCTCCAACCACTCTAGCTGTGACTTAATTTCTTTGGCTGCACTGCTCGCGCCAGCGCGTAGGGACACTACATCGTACTTCTGTCCGAACATTTCGTAGACGGCGAGTGCGTCCAGTTCGCCTTCAGTAATCGTAATGTACTTTCCCATACCACGGCACTGCTTCTGCCCGAACAGGCCGACGTTACTCATGTCTCCCGAGCAGATAAAATCTTTGGTTTTGACAATGCGAGACTTGGTTGCCACAAGCTCGCCCGTATCTAGATGATAGTACGGATAGTAGTGCTTCTGTATTTTACCGTCTGGTGCGTAGTCAACAGTGACTTGGTATTTTTCTACAGTCTTCTTTGACAAACGCCTGTCGGTGATCTCTGATATGACGCCACCGATCTTTAGCTTTGTAGGTACTGTCAAGGTAACTTCCTCGTCTGATCCACCGTGTACGTGGTATCCACAGTCAGGAGTAAAACAATGGCGGCCCCCGTTAGAGTAGACCGCCACGTTATTCCTGCTACCACACTTCGGACATTCTTCCTTGTGTAAGTAACCGGACTCAGACATCAAAAGTCTACAGCTTCTTCAGAAATCTCTGCCTCTTCTAGCACCTTGACTGCTTCGAGGTAAGTTGAAGTGCCGTACACAGGGTGTGCCGGGCCGAACTTGTACTTCAGGCGCACACGGGAGTTGTAAGGAACCTCGCCGCTGTACGGATTACCTTCAGCATCCAACATTCGGATGTCGTACTTGGACTTAAACTTGCGTTGCTTGTTGCCTTCGTAGTCTTTGATCTTGACGCCTTGTGCTGACAGCGCAGCCGCATCATCTTCTGACAAAGTGATGGTCATTGAGAAAGCGCCAGTGT